CCGCCATTCACCGACACGCCCCCGCCGACGGCGCCGGCGACACAAACGCCGGTTGTGATTGTGGTGGTGGTGACTGCCCCGCCAACAAATACGCCATTACCGACAGCGACGACGGCCCCAACTCAAACGCCATTTGTTGTGACGGCGACATTTACGCCCACGCCCACCAATACGCCTACGGCGGTGATTACACCTACGGCAACGGCAACGCCGACGCTGGCCCCACCACCAACGGCGACGATTACGCCACGGCTGCCGACACCGGCAAGCACGGCGACACCGGCGCGGTTTGATGTTTATTTGTCGCTTGTTTGTAATGGTGACTGGTGGTATGGGTGCTATGGGGCCGAAAATGTGGTGAGTGGGGGCGATGAGCCGGAAAAATGAATAACGAACAACTGTTTTTAATCGGGGTGTTTATTGGCGCTGTGCTAGCCGTGATTGTGGCTAGTGCAGTGCTAATAAATGCTCCGCTGAGAGGGATTAGTGAAATTAGGATACACAGCAGCAACACTGATGATGATATTGGCGCTGGTGGCGACACCGGCGACAGCCCAAGCGACGACATCACCCGCCCCGCCATTGTGCGGAGAGCATCGGGGGCGGGTGTTAGATGTTGTCGAGCGGATGGCTACCCACTACAAAATCCCCAATCGCCTAATTCTCGGCCTGATTTGGGTGGAGAGTGATTGCAACCCCCGCATCGTGAGCGGGGCCGGTGCGGTTGGGTTGATGCAGGTGATGCCGCGTGAAGTTGGGTATCAGTTCCGTGACAGACCGACAGCGGCGCAGTTGCGCGACATTGATACCAATGTGATGTGGGGCAGCTACATATTGCAGGATATGGATGCACGGTATTGCGGGTTGTGGCATAGGTTTAATTCTCGATATTTGAGTAAAGGCGAATTGGCCTATTGGCAATGCGCACTTGGTGCGTTCTGGGGTGGCACACAGGTGTATTTTAGCGGGCGGCTAACGCCCAATGAGCAGGCCTATGCCGACATGGTTATTGGCGCGGCTGGGAGGGTGGAGGTTAGATGAGTGATTTAGATTTAGCGGGCGGTGGTAGCAATTTGCCGGTGATTACCACACGAAAACCGGCCTATGACCCCTCTTTGGCGTGGGGCGATCATTACCGAACGGTCGGCATTCACGATTTCCCAGATTCGCAGGTTTGGGAGGGCGGCAATCCGGGCTGGGTAGTGCATACCGCGTTAGTTGGCGAGCAACCGCCTTTTGATTTGGCCTTGCGTCATATTCGCGCCGGTGGCGGGTTGTTTGTGCGGCTGAACGAGGAATACGGGCGAACAATCCCCACTGATAAAAACCAGTGGCAAGCGTGGGCCAGTAAAGCGGGTGATTATCTGTGGCGATTGATGGATTATTTGAAAGGCCAACTCCCAAACGGACACCCCGCCACAATTGCTTGCTGTATTGGCAACGAGCAAAACGCTGACGGCGAATGGGGTGGCGTTGAGATCACGCCCGAACGCTACGCAGAATTTTTCAATCTTTGCTATCGAACAATCAAAGCGGCGTTACCCAATGTGTTGCTCAGCCCGGGCGCGGTGGCATGGTATGGCCCAACACGCCACGCCGACGGGCGATACCTGACCCCGCGTCAGTGGTGGGACGCGATGATAGCCAACATTGCGGATTTGGACGCGATCACGATTCACACCTACAGCCACACAAATGACCCAAGCAGTGTGACATGGAGCCGTAAATTTGGCGATTGGCCCATGCAGGACATTCATTACGATTTTCAGAATTACCGCGACCAAATGGCGGCGATTCCTGAGCGTTGGCGGTTTTTGCCGGTTTACATTCCTGAAACAAACGCAGGGGCCGAATTGACACAAACCCCAGCGTGGCGCGATGAGCGTAGGGGGTGGATTATTGAGGCCTACCGCGAAATTGCGCGATGGAACGCCGAACCGCACAACCAACAGATACACATGTTGGCGCTATTTTGCTGGTCGAATCGCAGGGTTGGCGCTCAGGAATACGGCATTAAGGGCAAATTGAGCGTGATTGACGAGTTCATAGATGCGCAGCGATTGGTTGACAATCGGCGCAATGTGCCAAACTGGTTGCCGCCGTATGCCAATTGGAGTTACCAAAGCCAAAACGCCCCCGGCGCTTGGAAATACAGTGCGGATTGTGGGCACGCTTGTGTGAGAATGGTTTTGGATTGGGCGCAAAAAGCGCCGGGCGTAACAATCGACAAATTAACCGATATGGTAAGGCAGTCTGGCGCGGGTTATAGCACCGGCTACGACCTCGTAAGGCTTTTTGGCTTATATGGGCTAACTGCGCAATACGTGAACGATCAAACGCCGGAACGCGGCGACATTTGCCTGATTAATTATGGGCAGATCACTCAGCGCTACGATAAAGGGTTTACTGGTTTACATTGGTTGGTATATCTGGGGGATAAGGACAATAACGTTGTGACGCACGACCCCGACTACTTCATGGTAGGCAACACGGGCCGAAACCGTGAATATTTTCTGGGGGATTGGCAACGGGCCTATACGGGCTGGTCGGTGCGTGTTCAATGGTAAATTTTGATATTTTTTTTCAGGGGCCAAGCCCATTTGCGACACCCGCAACGATTGACCCGCTGACGGCAGCGGGTGGCGGTGGTGGCATTAGCAATGGCACATTGATTGGGCTGGCAGGCGGCGCATTGATCGCAATCATTCCAATTGTGAAATCGTGGGTAGATAACAAAGCGAATATGGCAACACAAACAACGCAGACAACATTAGCCAGCCATACCACTATGCTCAAATTTGCACTAGAGGAAAACAAGGAATTAAAAGACAAAATTGAGGCAATGCAAACGCAACTCAATGAGTTGTTGCCGCGATTGGCACGGCTTGAAGCGCAGTTGGACGATAAAAAAGCCGAATTGGTTCACGTGACGCATGAGCGTGACGAGTTAAGACGCGAAAATACAGAATTGAAAGCGACGATTGCACAGATGGAATTAGCAGCACGTAGCAATGGCTGGCAACAAAGCAAATTTAACACGGAGGTAAAAACATAATGGAGATTACACGAATGGCCGGGGCGGCAACTGATGCGTCGGTGTCGGCGTTTATCGTAACTTTGCAAACGCTGGCAGCGGCATTTTTTGCCGATGTTGGGGTGCGTTCGATCATTAGCGCGGTGTTGTTGGCGCTGTTATTATCAGTGCTAGTAGCGTGGCGCAAGGGCGAATTTACGTTTTATCGACTGCCCGATTTTCTAAAAGATCAATTGCCATACGCCGCGATTTATTTCGCGTTGAAATTGTTCGCCGAGGGCGCGGGCTGGGGCGCGGTTGTGCCGGTGGCGTTTGGGTTGATCATGCTCAAATTTAGTTCGTCGGTGCTTGATTCGTTGGCAGCGTTGGGTGTGCCTATCCCCGAAGCTGTGCTTGAGTTGGTGCGTAAATCGGGGAGCGTCAAGTGAAGCACGGCACAGCATGGGTTTACGACAATTTGCCGACGGTTGACACCCGCACGTTTGAGCAGATCAACCGCGACCAGTTAGCGCGTGAACGCCGCGAGCGTGACCGGCTGCGCTGGCGTGGCGGGTTGGTGGCGCAAATTCGGCAACACCCAGAGGTTGCCCGCACGTTTGTTGCCAAGGCAATGGGCGGCTTGGTGATTGAGGCGCTAGGCTATGAGGCTTATCGGGCGCTGGGTGGGGATGGAAGGACAGAGCAAAATAATGATTTTTGATAAAAAAAGCAAAGAACAGTCAAAGATTTTTCACTTTTGGCGCGGCGGTAGATCGTGGCGCGAGTTTTATTTTGTTTTGGCATTGCCGCGATTAAATTGGAAAGAGTTTAGATGCGATGTGAATTTTGGCCTTGAGCTTCGGCTCGGTTTGCTTTTTTGCTCAAACGGATTTAGCAACACCGATTCTATTTTTTTGGCGTTGCCATTTTTATGCATTACATTTTCAACTAATCAGGGCGGCAAGGGCGCGGGGATGAGAAGTCTCGAAACAGGGTTTAGTGTTTCTCACGATTGGGGGTATGTATCAATTGGGTACGATGATTCTGGTTGGTCTAAGTCTGGCTGGCATTTTAGCTTTAGCCCATTTCGCGTTCTATTTGGGCGCACGAAATACAGCGAATTTGATATTGAGCGGGTAGAGCGCATAGCGTGGATTGACGGCGAGCAACACACACTAAAAATACGGCGTTTTACCTCAGTGTGGGCATGGCCTCGATGGCCTTTCAAACGGCGTTTCAACCGTGCGGACATTGAGCCAGTTGTGCCAGTGGCAATACCGGGTAAAGGCGAAAACGGTTGGGATTGTGGCGATGATGCTATTCATTCATTAACCGTGAAATGCGAGAACGCTGATCAGGCCGTAGCAAAATTTGTCGAAAATGTTTTAAATGCAAGGTTTAAGCGTAGGTAAATGAAACCCAAAAATATTGACGATGTTTTTGCCGAAATTGAACAGGCACAACTTGAAAAATACCGCGCACACTCAGATCATGAGTGGGCGCTTTTTGTGCGAGATCGCAATAAATATCTCGAATGGGAAAGGCAAGTCGGCGAAATGTTTAATGTCTGCAATCGCATCACGCACACATTACGCACAGTGTTGCGTTTGGCAATTGGCTGGCAGTCGCCGTCACTGTTCCGCGAGCCTGTTGGGGTGCGTGAGGCAATTGCTTATTTGTTCAATTGGCGCGGGGCGCGAGAACGACATACGCTGAAATGGTCGGGCGAGAAATTGCATGAAGAAATTTTCGGAGCAGATTAAAATTTAAGTAAATATGTATAACACTCAACAAGACCCGCAGGGATGGGATTACACAGTTAATACCGACGAACATAACCCGCATAACCACACATTGCCGCCATACGATCTAACGGTATTTGGCGCATTGCCAAAAATCAATCTGGGCGCAGTTTGGCAAAATTGCAAAGCGGCAAAAGCCATAGTTGACGATTCTGATTTGGTTTTAACGAAATTAATTGCAGACACCGAAGCACTGGCTGAACGTTGCGAGAAATTGCAAAATATTTTAGCGATGCTTGCCGATATGACCGTAGAAAATTAAGCGCTAGTCGGCATAATCGCGGGGTTTTGGGCGCGTCGATTAGGCGATCAGCAAAATTTACGATAGAAAATTAAAAATGAGTGCAGATGATGCGGCGAAGAAAAAACGACTAACAAACAGAGAGCGCCTGTTTGTTGAGCATTATCTTGTCTGTTGGAATGCGTCAGAGGCCGCCCGAAAAGCTGGATATAGCGTAAAAAGCGCCCGTGAGATTGGGTATGAAAACCTGACAAAACCTCACATCGCCGAGGCGGTAGAGGCCAGAATTGCCCAAATTGCAATGAGCGCCGATGAGGTGCTTTTGCGGCTGGCCGAACATGCGCGGGGCGACATGGGCGACTTTTTCGACGTGGATAAAAACGGCAATTGGGCGGTAAACCTCAAAAAAGCCAAGCGGCAAAAAAAGATGCGGCTTATTAAAAAAGTTGAAACAACAACGCGGCTGGTTGGCGAAGATCAAACGCCTGAGACAACGATTAAATTTGAGCTTCATGACGCGCAGGCCGCATTGGTGCATTTGGGCAAGCACCACAAACTGTTTACCGAGAAAATTGAGGGCAATGGCATTAATGGGGCGTTCCAACACCAATTATTAACGACTGCCGCAACTGAGTTGGTTGAGAAAAGCGCCGACGACCTCAAACGATATGGCAGCAAATTAGCGGACTTATGGAAATGATCGAACGGATACGGCAAATGATTGCAGTGGCACGAGCCGAGATTCGGCTGGCTAAGGCTGAAAACCGCCTTGCGCCTGACATTGTGCGCAAATTTGCCGGTATCCATATGGTCGATGATTTTGGAGCGCCGATTATTGCGGCGGCCCACCATGCGTTTTGGCTGCAATTGTTTTGCGACGAACGTATTAAAAAACTGCTGATCATCGCCCCACCTGAAACCGCTAAAACCACATGGGTATTAGCCTTTGTTGGGTGTTACATTGGGTTTTACCCCGAAAACAGTGTCATCATTTCATCTGTTGCGGGGGCGGTGGCTGAGAAGCGGTCATTGTCGCTGAGGGCGATGTGTGAAAGCGCTGCGTGGCAAGCCACATTCACCGGCGCGGCGCTATTGACAGCGGCGACCGGCTTCAAATACACGACCGAGGAATGGAGTTTAGCCCCCAACGGCAAACCGCGAGCCGGTCGGCTACACCCGACGGTATTCTCGGTGGGGCGCGGTGGCAGTGTGATTGGGAGCCGGGCCGATTTGGTTATTGCCGATGACCTGCTGGACATGGACAGCACACGCACCCAAGCCCAGCGCAAGCTGGGCGAGCAGTGGATACATTCATCATTGATCAGTCGCGCAAAATCAAAAACAGGGCGCGTGATCATGATTGGCAACGGCTGGCACCCAGAGGATTTTTATAGCCAGATGCTACGCGACAGCAAAGGCTTCGTGGTGGTGCGCATGGCGACCATGAGCGAGAGCGCAGGCGGTTATTTTGCCGACATTACATACCCTGACGATTGGCAGCACGAGACGCTGGGCGAGCGAGTCGGTGCGGCTGAGGTGAAATAATGCCAATTACGACACGATACAGGTTGCATGACGGCGCGGTAATTTGGCCCGAACATAAGCCATTGCCGGTAGTGCTGAAATTAAAAAACGAAACGCCTTTTGATGTGTGGGAAACCACATATCAGAGCAACCCCGTTGCGGCTGGTGGCGCGATCTTTAAACGCGAGTATTTTGATGACTCGCGCTACGACGCGGGTGATAGATCACTGGTTAATCTGTGCGTGGCGCGGTGGCACAGTTGGGACACGGCACTCAAAGACGATACCGACAACGCCTATACCGCGCTGACGGTGGGCGAACTGACGCAAGATTATCGGCTGATCACTCGTGAGGTATGGCGGGGGCGCGTGCCATTTGCGGGGCTGATTAACGAGGTGACGCGGTTTGCTGAACGCGATTACCGCGATAGGAAATTGAACGGCATCATTATCGAGGATAAGGCCAGCGGCATTAGCGCCATTCAGACACTGCAATCAAGCGCGGTGGGCTGGTTGCGCGAAATGATCATACCGTTTAACCCGCGTGGCGACAAAGAGCAGCGCGGCAATCAGGCGAGCGTGTGGTGCAAAAATGGCTCGGTATTGTTGCCGCATCCAAGCGAACACGCGCCTTGGTTGCTGGAATTTGAGAATGAGCTTTTCTCGTTCCCGGGTAGCGCGTTTAAAGATCAGGTAGATAGTTTTAGCCAGTTGGTGATCTACACCGAGAATTTGCTATCGGAAGGGCTTAGGGCAAGGAGCGAAACATGAATTTTATCGATAGAGTGATGGGGTGGCTGGGTTATAGCCGTGTAGCGGGGGCGACGAGCAGCAAGCGCGACAGCCCAACGTTGTTGCAAGAGACCAATATCGCCGCTTATTTTCGGCTGTTGTGGGCGTATTACGAAAACAACGCGCTCTATGACGCGACAACGGTTGCGCTGAGGAATTTCGACACCGGCGGCGAGCGGGTTTTGTCGTTACGGAATCCGGCGCACGGCGTGGTTGAGTTTTACGCGGCGACAGTTTGCCCGGGGACACTAGAGGCGGCTTTGCCAGTCGTGGCGACACGCGATACGGTCGCGGCGGCAATTCGCCAGATTTGGGGGTGGTCGAATTGGGCTGAAAACAAACAGGTTGCTGTTCGCCAATTCGCGGCTTATGGCAATGTGTTTATCAAAATATCTCAGCGCACCGACGGCAGCCCATACATGCAAATTATTAGACCTGACACAATCACGGCGATTGAGCAGGACGAGCGCGGCAATCTGATCTATGCGCGAATTGATACCCCGATTGCCAACGGCACAGGAACGCTGACGCGGACAGAAATTTGGGCGCGGGAAGAAATGCGCATGTGGGTTCATGCGCTGGGCGATGCGAGCGAAGCCCAGCTTGGAACGCCTACGGAGCGGGTCGCCACTGCCGATTTGGGGATTGACTTTGTGCCGATTGTGCACGGGCGCTTCCTTTCAACCGGCGGCACTTACGGCGCTAACGCCTACGTTCACGCACTTGACAAGATCGACATGCTCAACCGTTACGCATGGCGGTTGGGGCGCATGTTGTTTGGCAGCAAATCGGTGTGGGCAATTTTGGCGAACTCGACTGATAGAGATGGTCGGCCATTGCCAGCGGTATCACTAAAATCACCCGACGGTAAAAGCGATCTTAATATTGCCGATGCCGAGCGCGATTTAATGATTCGATTGCCGGGCGCAAGTGATTTGAAAAGCGTGGTTCCTCCACTGCCCTATGCCGATGTGTTGGCGGTGGTTGAGGCGACCGAGCAAGCGCTTGAGCGCGATCTGCCCGAAATGCGGTATTGGCGTGTGATTGAAAGTGCAACGAGTGGGGCTGAGGTTGAGCGCCGACTTGCACCGGCCATCAGCCGAGCGCGTGAGGCGCGTGGCAATTTTGAGGCGGTGCTGATTCGCGCTCATATGATGGCACTGACCATCGGGGCCAAAGCCAATATTTTTAAAGGCATCGGCACGTTTGAAAATGGCGATTTTGAGCACTCGTTTAAAGAGCGGGCCATTTTGCCGAGCGATGCGCTGGACATTGCGCAACTCGTGGCGGCGAGAGCGACGGCTGGACAGTTGCCTCATTTGCAACGCTGGCGCGAGTTGGGATTTAGCGATGAGCAGATTACGCAGTTAAGCGCCGAACGCGAAGCCGAGCTTGAGCAAAGCGCACGAATGTTGTTGACTGATCAGATCGTAGGGGTGCGCTAATGGCGTATTTGGTGCAACCGGCTGATATTGAATTGGCGGTCGAATGGTGGCGGCGGCGCGTTAGCGAGATGTGGGCGGATGCTGAGAGCGACGATATTTTTAGCAACGGCACGGCTTACACCGAGACGAGAGATGAATTAGACCGCGTGCTACTCATTGCGCGGCGCGAATTTGAGGCCAATGTCGAGAAGTTACTCGCTGGCACGATCACGCTGGCGGCGTGGGCGCTGATTACGCGGGTGCAGATTCGGATTGTGCATATTGTCGGGGCGGCGTTGGCGGTGGGCGGGTTTGGGGTGTTGCGTAGCGCGGTCAGCGGTAAGCCGTCGCCTAATGCGCAGGCTGGCACTCAGGGCGCGGGAGGTGGAGCTACGCCGCCCAACTCGCCGACGGGCAGCACAAAACCGGCCAGCGCTAGCGCTGGTATTTTGCAACGAATCGGCGCGGCGATTGCCCGTGAGTATAAATATTTTGAGAAATTTGTACGGCAGGTGCTTGGCGCAGTAAACGCGGCGGCGCGGGCCGGTATGTATGCCGAGGCTGGGCGCGGCACGTATGAGGAGGCGCGAGCCGAGGCGATGAAAGCTAGCGGTAAAACTGAGGAACGGCGTTTGCTGGGCATTGCTGATCATTGTTCGGATTGTGTCGCGGAGGCAAACAAGGGTTGGCAACCGATAGGCACGTTGAGGGCGATTGGGGATTCATTATGCAAAAGCAATTGTCATTGCCGGAAAGAGTTCAGATAGCCACACCCCCATTGTCGGTGCGTGTTTTTACGGTGTTTACGTGCCGCGCATGTGGGCAACCGCTTGGCGAGAGTGACGGCGAATCATTGATCGTCGGGGCGGTGGTAATGCGGCGAACGGTGACGCTAGGCTGCCGGTGTTGTGGGCGCGAATTGGTATGGAGTAAGCCGAGAGGATTAAAATAAGGGGATGCCAGAAATGGAAACAATCACATATTCCGCATCGTCAACAATTTCAGCCGAAACCGCAAAATTGCGCCAATCTGTCGCTCAAATCGGGAAAGCAAGCGGCACAATAGATCAATTAGATGCCGCCCTGAGCGATATGATCAATCCATTACTAATTGGAATTGACGTGAAAATTAAAAGCGTATTGCTTGCTGCGCTACGACGCGCAACAGCAGCAAGCGACGATCAGTTTTTATTTACTGGCGATTACCTGAAAAAGCGCGACATTAATCCTATCGAGCTTATGGCGGCATTTTCAATGGTTGGTTTTTTGGTTGTTGCAAAAATTGGGGATGATGTTCGCGTTTGCCTGTAGCAAATCGAGAGGATTAAAATAAGAGTATGCCACCAATCACCCCGATAAACGACAACGAATTTACTAGGGTTCCGATGCCCGTTGCAATTGCAAATGGCAAGCGAATTAGACATAACAATTGGGGTTTAGCGCACATCTCTATCCGATGCGACGATACGCCCCAATGGGTCACGCCGGTTGTTGAAACTTTTAGAAATAGGGACGTGAGTTACACGATAAAACGCCGCGAAATGCGAGAAAGCAAAACGGGGCGATTATTTGTTATTGTTGCGCATGAGCATGATGCAATCATTAAATAAAGCGAAATGAGTAAAAACATACGAACGATAGGCAGTAGGCATTATGCCGAAATTATTGGCGGCCACGGCAGAACCTTGTCTTCTTGGCTTGATTTGTTTCACGTAGCAAAAACGGATTGGCCAGAAGTGCCAGAGGCCAACATCGAATTGATGGTTATCACTAAAAGTGAACTTTTTAGAGGGCGGGCAATTGCCACCTTTGCAGTGCCCACCAACCAACGCGAAGGCTATTCAAATATTAATCTCGAAATAGAAACCGCATAACAAGCACCGTTTCGCTGGCTGTCTGTGTGGGCGTTTTTTGATAGTGTCGTATACAATCTTGCATACGGTGATATAATTTAATCTAATTAAATAGCTGAGGCACGGCATGGCCGTGTGTTTTAGTGGAGATGAGCGCCCGCTTTGATGTTGAGAAATCGACACCAAAGCGGGCGTTTTTTATTACCTGACGCGCAGGGCAAAACGCGGGGGACGATGGCAGATATAACACAACCGGCACAAAATGCCACAACCACGGCAGCGGTAACACCGACAACAATTACACCAGCAACAGCCAACGCGAACGGCAGCGACACAAAGCCGGAAAAGACATTTACTCAGGCTGAGCTGGACACGATTATCAAAGATCGTTTGGCGCGTGAGAAAGCCACGAGCGAGAAAGCTCAGGCCGAGGCCGCAAAAAAAGCCGCTGACGAAGCCGCTGCCAAAAATGGCGAGTGGCAGAAATTAGCAGAGGCACGAGCGGCTGAGATCGTCGAAGCAAATAGCAAATTGAGCGAACTCGAAAGCGCCAAGGCGCGATTGGCAGAGTATGAGACTGCAATCAAATTGCAGGCTGATGCCGCCAAAAAGGATTTGCCCGCGCATATTACGAGCTTGCTTGACGCGCTACCGCCTGTTAAGCAAATTGAATGGTTAGCAAAAAATGCCGATGCGTTGGGTAAACGGCCCACGCAAACAATACCGGCCACGCCACCGCCAGCAAGCGGTAAGGATGTGAGCGAGGCCGAATTAAAACGGCGGCAACAAATTGAAGCCACACGGGTGCGCAGTTACACCTAATTAGCTGCGAGGAAAAATG